CCAACCACAAGATATAGGCCCTATCGGTCCCAACCACAAGATATAGGCCCTATCGGTCCAGACTTCGGGTCGACTTCGGGTCTTTGACTTGAGGTTTAGACCGAAGGTCTAGGGGTAGGGCCTTTGGTCTGGACTGAAAGAGGGCCTATGGGGAGACTTGAGGTTCTTGAACTGTGAGATGTGGTCTCAAACTTTTGGTCCAAAACTCATCGTCCCTACTGTAGGCCTAAGCCACTGTAGGTCAATGACCGTAGGTCATGCGACACTAGGGTAGACCAGTGAGTAGGATGACCCTAAGTGAGCTTCTCTTAAGGTGTTACCTAAAGTCCTTGACTACAGTAGCTAAGGTCAGTAGAGTAGCGTCAGCTATGAACTGACCTTAGGTCTTACCACCGAGAGCCATAGGGCCATCGCATAGTCTTGTCAGCAATTATAAGTCCTACGATGCTAATCACGAGACCAGCTACGATTACACCCATTACCAGTAAGTCCTTATCCATTAAGTTCTCCTTTCGTTGATTGTTACCATGATGGCGTTAATGACACTCAGACACCAGAGTACATACGAGAGTCTCGACCCACCAGACCCACTGACTTCCAGCAGTAACGCCAGCAGCAAGTAGAACAGCAGCAAGAAACCTGTACGTAGCTCTATTGGTCGCCAGAGCTTTGAGAACAGCTTTGGTCTTACCCATGCTACATACCTCCTGTCGCTTAGGGTCTACTTAAGTTATGAGGGTGTGATGATTGCAATCACCCTCTCCATCGGTGCGAACCTTAGGTAAGAACTCAGGAGTCTGCCTCCTAAGGTCTTGCATAAAGTATGCATATGATTATTCATTGAGTCTTTACTATAAGTAACCGGGGGTCTTTCCTATAGTGATAGTTAAGTCCATTTCCCTTTAGAATCATTAAGTTACGAGAGATACCTAACGCACTACTTACTGCTTATACATGCAGATTTCATGCGTAGGTATTCATTAGGTTAGTGGAACTGAACGTAGGACCCTAAGCCCAAGTCATCATCTGTATTGAACTGTACCCGGACCCCATTATCCCAGTAGTCCGTCTCGATGGACTTAAAGCCCTTCATCGGGTCTTCCATCTGTTCCTCCAGCCACTCCTCGGTGACTTCACGCTGACCCTTGACGGCATCCTTAGCCATAGACTCTACGAAGAACTGGACACCGATAGCCAGCGCATCGAGTCGGTCATCGTGAGCCAAGGCTCCACGTTCACGGCTGATACGGGTCATCTGGTAGAACAGTGAGTAGATAGGGTTACGGACGCCATCCTTATCAGCGGCAGTCTGGTAATCAGACACTATGGTCGAGGAGTTCACGATGAGTCGGTGAGACCCCATGATAGGCTCCAGAACGTCGCAGATGCGGAGTTCCTTCTGACCCTTACTCTTGACCTCAGTCACTGCTGCCGGGTGAATACGGGCCGCTACAGGCTTGAATAATTCGAGATACATGCCATCACCGAAGTTACCCTCAATGACGTACTCGTTAATCTTCCACTTGCGACCAATCTTCGCCAGAGATTCCAGCGTAGAGTCCTCGTAGCCTCCTCGCATACCACCAGCTTCCATCACGAAGATGTATCCGTTGAGCTGATACAGCACCGCATACCCGGTCTCATCCTTACCACGACCACTAGGGTCAATGACCAGAATCTTCTGGGTGTACGAACTGAAGGCAGAACCTACAGTCTGATACGTGTGGTAGGAGTCACCCATGAGTCCAACGTTAGGAACGTCCTCACGCTTGTTCTGAAGGTTCGGAAGCCACTGGTAGACCATAGGGCTGGACTCAGGGTCCAAGTCCGCTACGATAAGGTCACGCAGCTTCAGAGGGTACTTCTCGGCATCCCCTAGGTTCGGGTTGAGCATGAACTGTAGAGCGAAGCCAGCCTTACCATAGGACAGCTCACGTTCCTTCAGGTCCTCATCATCGAAGCGAACCTCATCGGTAGGTCTCCAGTAGTAGCCCTCAGGGTCAGACTCAAGCTCAGCCTGAAGCATAGGAGCCAGACGGTCGCCGTAAGACTGCCAGTCCTTCTTATCGCGTGGGTAGCGAGCAGGCCAGATTGTAGTTGAATATCCACGGCCCTCAAGCTGTCGATACAGGGTCATCTCGGTCTGAGGAGTACCCAGATAGATAACCGTACCACCCGGCTTCAGGATTGCGTCGAACTCCTTTACCAGCTCTGACAGTCGGTCACGCGCTGCCTGAGTAGCTGAGTTACCGGGAACCTCTACGTCATCGGCAATCAGGATGTCCGCACGACTACCAGTTAACTGACCAGTGATACCAACGGACTTAACCGAAGGAGAGTGGTCAGGCTTGGCAGGCCCTACGTCAAAGCTGATTACTGCGTCTCGCTGTCCCTGCTTAGGCTTCAACTCTTGGAGCTGAGGCATGAGGTCGATGATACGCTTGATGAAGATGGAGTTAGCATCGGCTCGTTCCTTTGAGGCCGACACGATCATGAACTTCAAGTCCGGGTTATTCCATAGCTTCCAGACCACGAAGGCGCACGTAATGAAGGACTTCCCGATACCACGGAACGCCTGTAGGATGAAACGCCTGTTGTCCCCAGCGGAGAGCTTACGGGCCATGTCAATCTGACAGCGAGTCGGGGCCGGAAGTGACAGAGCTTTCCACAGAACGAACAGGAAGAACACGAAGTCCGCCTTCATACGTGCAGTCATAAGCGCCTGACGCGCCGCTAAGTCTTGACTCAAGGTTTCACCTCCTTCTCTTGCTGCATGGCTCTCACGGTCTTCTGGAGTGCCTTAATCCATTCGTCACCTTTCAGTCCGATGGCGATAAGACGCTTAGCATCTCGTTCGTCAATGTCGGCGTAACCATCAATGATGCATCGACCGTCAGTCTGGACTGTTCCACTGGTTGGTTTGACTCGGATGCGCAGCCGCTTGTTATCGCGGTTAAGATCATCAATAATCCTATCAGTAGAGCCTTCCAGCGCGGACATCTTGTCTTGCCACTCTGCTGACACTTTGTCGATTTCACCTTGGACAGCAGCCCGTTGATTCTCTCGTGCCTCAAGTTTCGTGATGTACTCATTGTTTACCTTCGCCTCCCACTTATTGTCTGCAACCCAGTAACCTGAGCAGAACAGGAGTCCTGCCACCAGCCAAGGGGCGCATCTACGTAAAAGTTCGAGCATAGTTGCCCTCCTCGTTTCTCAGAATCCACGTAGCGTCTCCGCCCGTAGTGTGTGTTAATCATAAAGGCCACTACATATAGTGGTAATGACCTTGAGTCTAACACTTACTGGACACCATACCCGGTGTCATTATCCTCGGTAGCCGAGAGCACCTTATCGTACTCCCTGTTCAGCGCCTCCATGTCAGCTAACTGTTTCTCATCCACAGACACCTTGCTGAGCACAAAGTTGTGGCGAGCCAGCAGCTTCTCGATGGCGTTGTAAAGCTGAGGTGAGCGCTTTGTGTCATCCCGCAGGTCTTGCAGCATGAGTCGAGCACGCTCAGTGTCCAGCATTAACAGGAACTTCTCTAAGTCCATCTGCGTCATGTCTTACCTCCACTCTTAATCGTCTTGTAAATCAGTACGCCAATCTGCACCACAGTATACGCGATGGCAGCGACGTAAAACCACTCGTTGAGCGTTAACCCAAAGAAGAACCGACTGGCACCATCAGCCGCAGCGGTCCCGACGATAGGTGAGGCTTTGAGGACCTCATTCTTGAAGTCGAACTCAATCATAATACCTCCATTGTTAAACGGGTCGTCCTTGACCCAATATTAGTTAGCCGATGATGAGAGGAGATGCCCAGTCACCACAGCTCATCTCTCCGTTGTACCAGCCAGTGTCACTCGGACTTGCAACCGCCCAGCGGAACTGCATCTTGGTAGCCACGAAGTTTGTATCAGCACCCTCGAACTGAATCGCCTGAGTGCCTACACGCTCAAACGCCACGTAGTTACTTCCCTTGTAGACGGTATGTGTCCACAAGCTGTAACGGAAGCCAGCAGAGTAACCGTCTGCATTAAGCTCCAGAGCCCCTTCCAGTGTGACATGTAGGTTCCCACCGAGTAGACCAAGCAGGATTGGAACTGTATCTCCTACAGCCTTGCTAGCGGCGGGTATAGCAAACATCTGCTTGGCCCCCATTCCGTTGCTGGTGCTGATAGGCGCTAAGACCTTAGCGTCACCGAACCCAATGCGGCAGTTCTGATACACGTCATTACCCGTCGTCCCCTTAAGTCCGAAACCTCCGTTAACCCACAGCAGTGCGTTGGTCACGGTCTGATTCTGGGTGCGGAGCCTCAGGTTACGATAGATGATTGTCGTATCGTAGAACTTACGGATTAGAGCGTTAGCCGCTGTAACGTTGCCTCCTCCAGTCACACCATAGAACACGAAGTTGTGAAGGTCGAACGTAGAGTCGTAGGACTCAATGGTTGTACCAGCGGTCCCATGAATGAGCACGGAGTTACTCGCCTCGTTAGAGTCAGGGTGGGTGATACTTCCCGGATGAGTCTTGATGCTGCATTTACGGAAAGTCACAACGGCGTTAGGGTGTGCCCCGGTAGACGCCCAGTAGGACTGGTAGACGTTCCCCTTCACGTTGTCTCCGAAGCGGAAACCAGACGTGTCGATGTCGCAGTTAACAAACTCAGAGCGTGGAGCCTCAAGGTTAAACGCACAGAACCCTTGGTAGCCGTCAGGAACGTTACCCAGCACCTTAATGGTATTGCCCGAGAACGAAATCTTGCGCTGCTTATTGGCTATAACCCCAGCAATCGTTCGGTCCAAGATACTGACAAACGCCTTGAAGCAACTCAGAGAGCCACCACCAGCCTGCACAGCGTCAAGAGCCTCTTTCAGCCAAGCTCGGTTCTGGTTCAGGATGAACGTTGAGTTAATAATCATCGTGTCGTTCAAGTCAGTGATGTACTGAGCGTTATACTGCTTGTTATCCTCAATGTCACGCAGAAGGTTATCCGCGAAGTAAGCGCCGGACACAACCAGAGAGCCTACGCCACCGTGACGGTCAACACCCTTGCGGTAGTTCTCAAAGAACTTAGCGCCACCACGCACAAGAACATGGTCGATGTACTGAGAGGCAGCTACGCCGTAGCCAGTCCCAAGAAGACCTTTGGTCCCGTTGTGGTAGAAGCGACCACCGTCAATATCCATACTGGTGCCGAAGGAACCCCAGAAGCCAGTGGACGTATTGTCGTGACCTTCACAGTCCTTGATGAGCCAGCGGGTACGCATGTAGATAGGCAGGTTAGCCGCATCCACGCTGATACCGCGGAAGTTTGCGTGAGACACTCGGGTACGGATGGTGCGGACTTTATACGGGTCCTGCATGTGCATGAACCACACAGAGCCGTTATAGACATCCGGGTTAGTCGGGTCAGGACTAGTAGAGCCTCGAACCACACCACGTTTGGTCGTACACTTCAGGTAGATATCCACGGTGTTAATCGGGATAGTCTTTGAGCGCAGCAACACTGTCGCTGTTTCTGGCATAACCGAAGTACCATCGTTTCTCTCGTAGATGAAGTCCAGAATAGACGAGTCCATGCTCTCCCCGACAAGCAGGATGTTAGTTACGTCTGGTCGGACTGTCGGGTCCACGTAGATTTCTGGGGTCTTAAACCCGTAGTGGCCAGCAGGGAAGTAGAGACGTAAGGTCCCGTCCTTGTCCACTGGAGCAGTCTCAATCATACGCTTCAGAACCGCAGAGTTGTCAGTTGCAGTGATACGGGAGGCATCGTTACCATCATACTGAGGAACACCCTCGTAGTCAGGCTTCATGCCATACACCCTCACAGCGTCATTACCGTGTGCTCGACGTACCGCATCCCATTCAGATTCTGACGTGATGAGCTTCCACCGAGAGTCAGACGAAGGGTCTGTGCCCGGAGCCACAACGTGAGGAAAACCTCCTGTCCACTTGTACCAATTACCGTTGTCCTCAAGTACCTGAGTCCAGTTCTCAATGGTAGCACCCGTGGTGAATGACTTCCCGTACAGTGGGTCATAGCCGTAAGCACTGACACCGTTGATGGCCTCTACAAGAGCCTCTACACGTTGCCCTTCCTGCTTGATTGCCTCCAGTGTTTCCTGAGCGACTTCAAGCGTATAGTCTCGACCTTCCTCAGCGATATGGATTGCCTGAAGCTCTGAGACTGTAAGGTCTGTAGCTGTCAGGACAGAGCCATTCTGGAAGCTGACGATAGGCTCAGATGACGTATATCGCTGAATTCGGATTGCATCATAGCCAGTCTGATCAGCTTTGATTTCAAGCGTCACAGCATTAATGAACACATAGTCATTACCGACCACAAGCTCCTTGTTGAGGTTAGGGCTTGCTGTGTTAATAAGGGTGACTACAACGAACGGTCGGGCCAGATAGTCGAACTCGATTCGATACTGAAGCTGGCCTGTGGGGAATTGGGTTAGAGTTTTATTGTCGTCCATTTAGCCTCCTTAAGTGTTGAATTAAATGGGAGCCTATGGTAGCACTCCCGTTTCCTATAGTGATAGTTTAGTCCTTGATGTGAATGCCTTGTTCCTCAAAGGTTCCCAACAGGAGCTTCTGAGTAATCGGGTCGTTCGGGACCAGCTCTCGGAAAGTGTTATACATCCCGGTCATATAGTCTCGTTCGTTCACGCGGGTATCTGCCTTCAGGTATCCAGCCAAGTTGTAGGCCGAAGCCCCAACGTTAGCGGCGTAGCCGAAAGCCGGAACCTGCTCAAGGAAGTTCCCAACCACATTCATCACCGGGTCACTCTTCGCAGCACCATAGGTAATAGCACGTTCAGGTTTCTCGGTAGGTGAGCGTGGAAGGATTGACGAGCGGAGCATCTTAGTGTCCTCATACCCAGCGATGCCGCCCAGAATGTTGGCGACCCCAAGAGGTCCACCCAAGTGGGAGCTACGGGACAGAGCCGCATAGCCAATCATCGTCGGGTTCAGGGCTTGCTTCAGATACTCACGGTCACGACCGTCCTGCATAGCGTAAGCCTTGATGTGCGCCTGAGCCATGTAGTACATCCCAGCCAGACCCATAGACATAACCGTGGACAGTGCAGCATCCATAGCTCGGTTGTTCTTGGTGACATTGTAGAAGGTACGCATGGTTCGACCGTTGATGGACTTGATGACGAAGTTCTTAAACTGCAAGACAGTCTTCGCCAGCGGACCATAAGCCTTGGCGTCCATGTTGCTCAGCTTGTGAGGACGGAGCAGGGTCTCATCAGCGATGGTGTCACCCATACGCCAGAGGTCCATAGCCCTTGGGTCCTGACTGAACGCCTTCTTATCCTTGATGGTGTACTTCCCGTCTGGACCACGAGTCACTGACTCACGGATGAGGGACTTAATGCCCTTCCACTGCTCGTCCGAAATACCAGCGGTCTTCAACCAGCGGTCATCAAACTTACGCTTACTTCCGGTCAGGCTATGCTCCACGATGTCAGACAGGAAGCCTTGACGTCCAGCATCCAGCAGGTAGTTAGTCGTCCCGTTCAGGACCTTCGTAAACGGAGAGCGGACCGCAAGTTCCCCAGTGTAATACTTGGCAGAACCTAAAGCGGTAGCTACTGGTTTACTCAGGTCGCTGTACGCTCGCAGGCGGTCGATGACATCCTGTTTGGACGGACGGATTGAGTCGTCAAGCTCCTTTCCGAAGACCACGTTATGCAGCTCCTTAATCTCCGAGGCTCCCATCTTCTTGCTACGGAAGGCGAGGTCACGGAAAATAGGAATACCATGCAGCATCGCACGGACGTTACCACGGGCCAGCATACCACCAATCTCCGTCAAGTTCTGTACACCCATATAGGCGTTCTTGGCGAAGAAGGACAGGTCTGTCATGGTGCGCATCACAGTAGAGAAGGCCGCATCGTCTGCACCATCACGTCTAGCGCGACCAGTCAGAATCTTCAGGGTGTCACGAAGTGTTGAGACCTCGCCCTTCAGCTTACCGTCATCACCAGCACGGTTCATCAGGGTCTCTACGGCGTCCTTCATCTCCTTCGTTGTCTTCCCGGTCCCAGCCATGATAGCAATGTCCCCATTGACTCGACGGTTGTACGCCGGGACAATCTTATCCATGTCCCACTCACGGAGACTGTTCACATTGAACGGTTGACCGTTTGGCAGGATGATAGACATATCGCTATCGAACAGGTTACGGGCCTCAAGGAAGTTGTTGTTCTCCAGACCCACCAGACCGTTGATGTTCTCTTCCATGACAGACGAGCGCTCGAATAGGTCGGTGTGAGAGATACCATAAGCCTTATCGTTGGCGTACTTATCGACCGCAGCCGCAAGTCCTTCTGGAGTCAGATTAGGGTCAGCTTCCATCAGGGCCTCATCCACCCGCGCTTTGACCTCAGGTCTTGACGCATAGCTCGTGAGCCACGACTTCTTGATTGCTTCTTGCAGCGCCTCGGGGCTTCCAAGCTCCTTGATGTACAGCTCCTTCATCTGGTTGCTGTAGACGTGAGGAACGTATGTCCCCTTGAAGCGGCTGCCGGGGAAGATGGACTTAGCGTCCACCCGACCGAACATCGCAGGGTTCTCCATCATCTCACGCTTAGCGTCGAACTGGTTCTTCAGCAGGTCGTAGACCTTCAGTTCGCCCGGAGTCAGCTCAGACTTCAGGTTCCCGCTTCCGTCCTCGATAGCCAAAGCTACACGCTGGTAGATGTCCTGACGGAAAGCACCAGTGTCACGGTTGAAGTTGGTCTGGAAGTACGGGTCCTTCAGGGCCTCAGTCACCGCATCGTCGATGTCGTTGTAGAACCGATGGTCCACTGCACGAAGTCGCTCGAACACGTCTGACGCTGTAGTCCCAATCTTCCCGCTCGCACCTGACTGCATACCTGTAGGGGAACGCACCAAGTCAGCGGCAAGTCCGCGAATCTCAGGGTTCTCAGACCTCAAGAGCTTCAAGCCAATCTCGGTAAGTCCACCAAGGTTTACACCAGCAGCAGCACGTTCAGGCTCAATCACCTCATCGAAGACTTGGCGTGTCTTAGGGTTCAGCGGGTTCTCGCCAATCAGGATTGAACCATCTTCCAGTCGCACACTTCCCGGCTCGTTAGGAACGTCAGCAAACTTAACGCCTTGGTGACTGAAGGTCTCCTCTCCTTCACGGATTGGTAGACTCGACAGGTCCTGACCATCAACGTTGCGAGCAGTCTCACGTGCCTCAAGACGTGTAGCTGGACCAGCGAACTCATTGGTTGACTTGCCAAGAACCTTGCCAAGAGCGTCCCCGATAGCAGTCATGCCGCCACCGAAGAGAGCACCGCCCATAATTGCCTCAGCAACGTGAGCATCACCACCAGCAACAGAGGTACGAGCAATCTCAGACGCGCCAGCCAACGCACCAGACTGAGCAGCCACGGTGAACATCTTGTTGACCAGCTTCCCACCTTTACCTACCTGTCCGGCAATAGGAACATAGGTCAGTGGGTCCACGCCAGCACCAATCACACCAGCAGCCAGTTGAGCGCCAGTCCCGGCCTTAGCCTTCTCAGCGTCTAACTTCTGGTTCTCCAGCGCCAAGTTAATCAGCTCGGTCAGATTCTGAGGCGAACCACCAGTGATGACTCCGTAATACTGAGGAAGTACCCCAGCGTTACGAATCTGGTCTAACTCCTCGCGGGACCACTTGTGGTTATTCCAGCGGGTAGGGTTAAACACATCGCCAATGACATCGAGCGAGTCCTCAGTCTGACCAGCGCGGACAGCCACGCCAACCAGAGAGTTCTTCACTTCAGCCTCAGCAGCTCCACCGAAGCCGAACCATGTAGAGCGGTCAGCTCTTTGGTCCAGCGTCTCGCCAGTTGACTTATAGAACATCTCTCCGAAAGACTCGTTAGGAGCCTCAGGTTCCTGACCTTCGATGTTCATACCAGTAACGCCCGGAAGGTTCTCTCCCAGAGCGACTTTAGGTTTAGACTTCAAGCCCTCCGTGAGAGCGTCGAAGACGTTATCGCTTACTGGTGGGGTCTTTGGGGTGATGCCTCCCACACCACTTAAGGCGCGAGAGACTCCGAGCTTGTAGACCTCAGGGTCATACCGGGAACCAGTCTCGTGGTAGCCGATAGCCTCAGACAGAGAGGCGAGTACATCCGGGTTCGTCAAGTCGATACTTTGGGTCGCTGGAATACCAGTAGCAGCCACAACAGAGTCGATGTAAGACTGAGTGTCGTTCTCGCTAGGTGGTGCCCATCGGTTGATAATCTTCTCGATTGAGTCGTAGCCTTGGCGACCGTAGGACATCAGGTTCTTCGCCAGAGCGCGGACGCCAGAGTCAGGAGTGTCGAACGTTACGAAAGACCCATCGTCTCCTGTGGCTCCTTCCCACTGGTCTTTGGAAACACGAATGTTCCCGATGTTATTGTTGCGAATACCACGAGTCGCCATTGTTATTACTCCTTACCAATTAAGGTGTTTGCGATACCCTCCAGCGAGACATCACTGTACAGACCACCGCGTTTCTGGATGTTACCTTCACGTTCGGCCCTACGCTTATCACCAGCCGCTTTAGTCTCGACAATGCGAGCTCGGGTGTTGGCTTTACGTTCAGCTTCAGCGTAGGCTTTATCCTCGGCTTGTCTCTGCTGTTCACGGTACAGTTTACCCACAAGTTCCTTATCGTAACGAATACGAATGGTCCCAGTGGCGTCTTGCAGGAAGACCGAGCCGTTCTGCTCAACTACAGAGAGCTGAGAGTTCACGACCCAACGGTTAGTCTTGATGAGTTGCTTACGGGCTGTGTCGATAATGTCTCGACCCACCTGCCACGACTCAGGGTTATCCCCGACCATAAGTTGATGTTTGGACACCATGCCGATGGACTTACCGTCCTGACCATCATCACTGAAAGTCACGGTGTTCTCGTTCAGCCACTTCTGAGTGTTCTGGGTAGCTGCATCGGCGTTACCTGTGCGGTAATACCATGAGTCCCATACCTTACGAGCACTTGCATCCAGACTCGTCGGGAGACGCGAGAGTTCCTTGTTCTTCGAGTCGTTCTTCAGCTCCTGCCACGCCTTGTCAGACTCAATGCGCATCTCACGGGACTGACTTGCAGCCTGTTTGTCAGCGTCAATCATAGTCTGAGGGTCCAGACCCATCTTATCCATCTGCTCGAAAGTCGTGAACAATTGGGCCTGCTCAGGGTAGAGGGCCGCGAAGCTGGAAGGGTCCTGAGTGTAGACCTTACGCAGAGCCTCGAAGCGCTGCATCTTGTCTGGGTCGTATTGACCACGGATTACCGCAGCCTGCCACTCACCAGCAGCATCCTGAGTCAGCGTCTTGAAGGCATTACGGAACGGTCCATTGTTGGTGTCAGCCCGCAGCAGTGCCACCTTCTGAGCATCCTTCGCAGCTTGCGGGATGTCCATCTGGTCAATCTGCTGTAGTTTACCCATAGCGTAGTTGTTCATGTCCGAACGCTTGAACTCGCCAGTGGCCTCGGAGACCGGGAGGTCCTCATAGTTGGTGGACACGTTGTCCCCAGCCAGTCGTCGCTGATACACTTGGTCGATGACCAACTGCTTATTCTGCGTCTGGATGAGCTTAGTGTTCTCCTTAGCCTGCTCAGCGGACTTGCGCTTAACGGACTCTAAGAGGCTTGCCTCGGCATTAATGAGCAACTGACGTTGTGGTGTCATCTCCTCACCCGGCTGAAGCTGGTTGTTTTGAGCCTTGAGTTTCTGGATTTGGGCCAGACCAATGGTCGGGTCATCCTGAAGCAGGGCAGACTGAACGCCCAGCGACAAGTCTTCCTGATACTTAGCTACCAGCTTGTACTCGGTTCCTTGAGCCTCAACCACGGCAGCATTGAAGACCTCAGGTCCCACAATCTCCTCGACCGTGGCGTCAACTCCGTTAAGAGTGATACGTTCTTGTCGAATCTGCTGTAGGAAGTTAGCCCCACCAGACTTCTGGATTGCGTCCCGTACCGTCTGAGAGATGACTTCGGTAGCCCTTTGGTCGGACGGAATGGCGGCAGTGGTCAGTCCATCACGGAGGTAGGCCATGAACGACTTGCCAGCCTCAGGTGAACGCATCAGGTCCCCATCATTCAGGAACGAGTTCAGCTCGACACGGGTGTTCAGCATAGCGGTATTCTCGGACTGCTTAGAGAAATACTTATTGAACGACCCATAGATGGCTACGTTTCGGTCCGTGATGTCTGCGTTAAATCCACGCTGGAAGTGCTCATCATTGGGGTTAATACCAGCCTCGTCAGCATAAGACTTAGCGGCATCCTGAAGTCGCTGGTGGCGGTACTCCTCCATTTCCTGACGGGTGCGGAACTCACCGTTCTGAATCTTGACGTTAATCTCATCGTCTACCGCATAGGCAGCGTTTCGACCTGTCTTGACCTTCAGTGCCTCCATTGCGTACGGGTCGTCCTGATACAGCAGAGTACCATTCTGGATAGCCTCACGCCTTTGCTGGGGAGTCAGCTTACGAATAATCTCGTTAGACCTCTCATCCCCAAGGTTCTTGGCCTTCTCTTGGAACTGCTTGTACAGACCTGTACCCGACTCAACGAAGTTAGTTAGCGCACGGGCAAGACCAGAGTCCCCAGTCTGCCCCTGAATGTTCGCCGCCTGATAGTCTAAACTGATAGCTTTACCCGGAGCGCGACCACGGCCCATAGTCCGGTTAGCTAAAGCTGATTCGATATTACTAGCCATTGGTCCTCCTATTAGCTATGACCTGTAGGTGTGCCTTTAGCGGCACTAATTGGAGCTGCACCGCCTGACGGCTTGGACCCAGCGAGAGACTCGCCAGCCATGTAGCCCTGCATACCAGCAGATGTGACGTTAAGTGCGTGAGCCAGAGGGCTGGTCTTGATGATTTTAGCCTGACCCTTGATGGCAGACTTGGTGTTCTCAATGTTGGCAATACGGTTCCCGAAGATAGCCGCATAGTCGCGGTTGTAGCTTTCGGTGATGCCAGCACGTTCCTTCACGGTGTCGCCTTCCACTGAGCGCTCAATGCGGTTCATGGAGTTACCTTCCAGACCAGACTCAGCCACTGCTGCACGGACCATGCCCTGATTACGAATACCGTTCAGAGTCGTCTCGGTCAGTTCAGCGACCTGCTGTTCCTTAAGGTCTCGCTCCTGCATCTTCAGGTTGGCGTCAGAGTAGTTCATCTGCTTAATCATCTCCTGAGCCTGTTGGTTCTGAGCGTCAATAGCAGCACCCTCAGCCTTTGCCTGTTGGGATGCGGACATAGTGGCCCCGGCTACAGCCATGATACCCATGCCGATACTTACGGGTTCGCACATACGTCCTCCTTAGAGATTGTGAATAATTGAAAACACTCACCTGTTACCGGACTGATAGTCACCTCAGGGTGAAACTTAGCGCCCAGCAACCGCAAGAATCTAATGTGAGACTTATTGCCTGACCACACGTAGTTCCAGATGGTCCCGTATTGGTCTAACATTAAGTCCCTGTACTCAGAGATGTGCTGAATAAACTCTCGCTTCTCTTTAGGTCTCAGCTTGTAGACCTTACCTGAAGTCAAGAACCACACGTTATCACCTTGGTTCCCACCATAGGCAAACACTTCGCCTACACAGTTAGTTAAAACCACAGATGACGGAGTTAGATGCTTAAGCAGTCTTTCAGAGAGCCCCACGGTTGACCCGTAGTTTGCTTTGCATTCCTTAACGTCATCTGCTGAAAGATGCCACAGAAAGTAGTGGACATCCGGTTCCGTAGCTTTACGAATATACATAAGGTCTCCTCTTAAAGTATTATAACTTAAAGGGCCTATAGTCCCTATAGTGATAGTTAAGGTGAATCTATAGGCCAATCAATAAGTTAGACGGAACTAGCTTTCTTAGCGTAAGAAGCCTCCCAGCCACATCCAACGATGGACACTGGGGTAGGATAGTCGGACTCTAAGGTTAGACTCGTGGTTAATGCGTTACCATTCATAGCGAAGCGATACTGACCGTCCCCAATGTTGGTCGTACCGATGGTTTGCTGGCCAAGGGTGTACCCGTTGAATGTGTTCACGAACTCCCTCTCACCGTTTCTGACAATTAGTCTAAGAGCGCCAGTGTCCTTGTAGTTTACCCAAGCACGACGAAGCTGTAGACGACCAGTGTCTTCAGACTTAGTTCCACTATCATCTTCAATCTTAATAAGGAACCTTGAGAACTTGTATGACATCAGGTAAGCCCTTCCGATGAACACTGTACGTCCTGACCAATCTCCATTAACAGTAACCACAGTGGCGGTACTAGTCAGGTCTCCAAGGTCTACATAAGCACCCTGACTGTCAATCAGGTAGTACCGACCTGGAGACGGAGCGTTGCCGCCATAAGCAGTACCAATGTCCACCGTAGTCTTATATGTATCAGCGTTATATGAGCCAATTGGGATAACCATAGACACCTTGGAGTCAACATGGAGTCTATAGGGCTCTGACGTAAAGTCAGTTGCCTCCTTGATGAACTTAAGGTGCTCAATATCCACGCCACCTTGGTGCTGACGAACGATGAACATGGTAGAGCCAATAGACGCAGATGCCAGAATCTTATCATCTTTAGGGAACTCCCAGTGCGACCACGAGGCTTGAAGCTGCACGCCATCCTTAAACAAGAACTTGTAGATGTAGATTCTATTGTAGGCCCCTGTAGAGTTGACGCAGATGTAGTTCTCAGTCCCTGTACCGTGAATATCAAACACCCCGTTAGGGATGTATGACAATACGTGACCAGTGGTATCGTCAGCATCTTTTACATCAGACACGTCTGCTACAGCGAAGTATCTCTTAATGCTGGTGAATGACCCACGAGGCGCTGAGAAGAAGACTGAGCGTCCTACAGCGAATGGTCTAGCGTTATCTCCTAAGGCAAACTCTGAGCCTACATCAAGCTGGATAGACTTCGCAGTGAGGACCCCAGAGCTTGTCATTACGAACTGAACCTCGTCTGACCAAAGAAGTAGTTGCTCGCTAAACGGAACTGCATACTTAAGTATTGAGATTCGAGGGTGGCTTACAGCTACGTCAATAGGGTCATCATCGCTAAGTGTCGCAACACTCTTAGGGAAGAACGCAAAGTAGCTTGCCGAACGGCTCATAATTACGTTCTCTCCAGACAAGAACCCAAGTCTGTTCCGGTAGAAGAACACATCGTTAATTGTAGAGCCCACGAAACTAGGCATGGGGTTTGTATCATCATTACCTGAACCACGCTTAGACCAGTCCAAAGTTTTGAACACAAAAGATCCATCCGGCTGTCTAACCAACGCATGTGGCATTGTTGTGTTATCGAATCCAGTGACCACTCCCGGACCTACTGTCTCCTTCCACGTCTTAGTGTTGGAGTCGTACATCACGTAGTATTCATCGGCGCTGCTGTTTGTCTCACCTTGAATCTTAATGATGTACCCATTTGGAGCCGCAAGAGGCAACTTAGAGATTGTTTGCACTGTGTCGAGTATGGGGCTGATTAGCTGGTTAGCGTAGCCATCCTCCGTCTCCACTGAGTTAATGTCAGTACCTGAAGGGGCAGTGATTAACAGGAAGCCAGACCCGAGGTCGAACGTGAAGGTAGGATAGGCGGCAACAAGAAGGTCTCTCAGTGCTGCACCGATGGCCTGAGCGTCCACCTTAGGTGGGTCATTCTCGGCATCATTACCTGCTGGCAACTTATGTGAGACCTTAACGCCTCCGTTGATTCCTACCTTAAGGGTGCGACCATACTGTCCACCACGCAGGTTAATTAAAGCACGAGCTTTACGATTATAACCAGAGTGTGACGTCTCGCTTCCACCTTTAACGACAACCTTACGGTTCACGATGAACGTATAGTCTGCAACGGTAACGACACGGATGTCATCTCTCGGGTTGGATGACTTAACGTAATCTACCGCACCGGAAACTGAGTATTGATTGCCGATCAAGTCAACTACCTGAATGTTGGACCCGTTGAACACGATGTAATACTGCTCCTGCTCATCGCGGTTAATCAGGTGGAACTTAGGATTGCTCCCAACGTCGATGTTAAGTCGTCGCTTGAAGACTGTAGGTGGACGCTTCTGGAGCCCATCACTCTCCGATGACCAGCAGTTAACCTGAGCCTCGCCTTGGTCTGAGAACCTCAGTATGTCTGGCTGCTGACTAATACCACCTTTAAGGTTCTTGATTGATTGAGTAATTAGTGGCATAGGCCCTCCTTAAATCAAACTCATTAGGACGTATCCTTCAGCGATGTCACCAACGTCAGCAATGTGGACAACCTTACGTGCTACCTGTTGTCCAGTATACCCGTTGTCCCACTCATTCAGGATAAGCCAGTCGCCAACCTTAAAGTCCCGGTCGTTAAGTCTCAGCTCTGCTGTCTTTAGACCTAGTTGTACCGGACCAAAGTGCTGGCGGTGAATCTTCAGGTTGTGACTAGCCATTAGTCCCTCCCGATGTCAGACATCATGTTGTATCGACCAGTGTCCATCTCGTACTCCATCACCTGCTGGTAGAGTTCCGCTTCCTGTTCACGAAGATACAGTTCAGACTCTGGGCTGCCGAAGAACTTAGCGTTGAACTCACGGCTTGCCTTGGTAACGATGTAGTCACGGAATACTACAGGCATCTCAGCGAACGGTTTCATCTCCACCAGTTCAACTGTAATTGGGCCAGCGAAGGTCGTGGACTGAGTGGACAGGTCATAGAGATAGCCGCCCATGTTGCTGTAGTAACTGGTAGCGCCAGCAGTCATGACCCGAAGGTAAGACGGTAGGAATCGAATCTTATTATCTCGGACATCAGGTGTCAGGACAGCAGCTTCGTTGATGTTAAAGTTCCATCCTTTAGCTTGGACCTGACGATTGACACGATGCAGGATACGTTGAGCGTTCGAGACGTCAGCGTTACCTTCGTCAAGCTGTAGGACTGCTGGTTCACCGATAGCAGCTAACATATCGTTGATGGCATCTAAGTCATCGTTAGCATTCAGTGGAATGTATTGAGCCATAGGCCCTCCTTAAGCAAAAAAACCCCTCAAGCACCCGAAGGCACCCAAGGGGTTTCAATTAGTTTGTGAAAGATACGTTGAAGGAACGCACAGGCGAACCATCATACCCAACAATCACCAGACCTTCCACGCCAGAGGTGGCCTTGAAGTAGAGACTGTTGGTTCTACGGGAGTAGCTAACACCATCAGGCGTAGTCACCTCAAGCAGCGACCAATCGGTCACGTCTGAAAGCTCAGGGAAGTCAACCTTCAAGCTGGTCCCCACCGTAGAACTGTATGTCTCTAAGGTATGACCCTCTGTAGAGAGGGCCTTAAAGGTCGTTAACCCACTGACGCCGCTGTGAAAACCAGTGCGCCTGCCGCTTCTGGACGCAGACCACCGTGACCCATAGCGTACTTACCAACAATCAGGTCGCCCTGAGCATCGACGTCGCGGTCACGTTCCAGCGCCAAGTCGCGCAGCTTAACAGTACCAACAGCGGAACGGTGAGAGAACAGGCCCACAACGTTATCCAGAGCAACCTTAACGGTAGAGCTGGAGGTAGCCGGGAATGCGTGTTTCTGGCCGGAAGCAATGGAGATACCATCTTCACCACGAGTTTCGCCAGCACCACCCTGAGTCAGGTGAGGAACTTCAACCACAACGAAGCCCATTACGTTACGGATGTTGCCCGTCTCAGGGTCAATCAGCGCAGCGTAGTTAGCAGCGTTAGGCATCAGAGCCGCCAGAATCGCGGAGTAGTTGTCAGGCGTAGTATAGAAGTAGCGGTCGCCAGCAGGCACGTAGTTGGCAGTCAGCTTAGCACGTGCGATGGTCAGTTGACCAATGATCGCTTCACCCAGCTTGGCTGGAGTGTTCAGGTCGGCTTTAGTACCAACTTCCAGAACGGACGCCTTGCCCAGACCAGCGATGTTCTCGTCAGATGCGGCCGGGAGGTTACACAGAATCGCCATCTCAGCCAGTACCGCGCCATCAGCAGCGATAGCCAGAGCCTCACCGAGCTGGTTGGAATACTCGCCAGCCACGTCATAGTGGTTCATGGCATCTTCGATGTCGAAAATCATCACGTCAGCGGTCAGCAGACCATCAATGGTGATAACCTTCTCAGTGTGTTTAATACCCTTTCGCTTATCGCTCAGGCGCTCACCGGGAGCAAGATACACACCGGAGGTGCGACCCATTACCGGGAACTGTGCGGACTTACCATTCTGAATGGTGCGGACAATATGTTTGTCAGCGGTAACAGAGCGGCGAGTGAAAGCTGTCAGGACTTCACCAGCGAAGACCTTAAGGAACAGTGCTAGCTGGTCTGCACTAGATTTGCCCTTACCTTGGTCTGCACCAATTTTCTGACCCGGAACGTTTGCCATATGATAATTCTCCTATTCGAATGAAAGAAATAAAATTTAGTTACTTCGCTATGCCCAATCCGTATGGACTGAAGTTACAGGGGAACCTTGAGTCATACTCTTGGTCTCCCTATAGTGATAGTTTAGTCCTCTTACAGACTAGACGCTGCAACCTTAGCGCGTACCTCCATTGTGTACTTCGCGTCACGAAGGTAGCGCGGGTCGCTCATCGCCTTGACCATATCGGCCTTGGAGCTGAAACCTTCGGTCTGGACCTTCGGTGCAGATACTGCTGGCTTACCTTGAGTAGTCAAGGTTCGCTGAGGGGCAACTCCACGGGTCTTACCGAGGTTACGACCAGCCAGATTTAGGATGGCCTTAGCGGTCGCAAGGTCCTTACGGATGATTGCAGACTCAAGGGCTTCCTTTGTTGACTTATCGTTCGCCTCAAGGTGTGACAGGATTCGGTTAAACTTCTCAGCCCCACCAGCGTAACGAACCACACCAGCAGCATACTGCTCAGCCAGAGCTTCCTGACCACGGACGAACGAATCGACGAAACGCTTTGTGTAACCAGCTTCAGCCAGCTTAGCGTATGATGCCTCGGACAACTCACCTTTAGATGCGTATTCGGCCTTAATCGCGGTGATGTCGTCAGCAGTGGCCTTGCCAGCTTCTACAGCCGCAGACACCATGTCGTCGAATGCAGCTTCGTTCTCGTTCAGAGCTGTGACACTTTCGGTCAGCTCTTTAGGAGTTTCACCCAGTTCGACAAACTCTTGGTCCTCACCTGCGGTATCAGACTCATCGTCGTTACCTTCGGTATCATCACCTTCAGCCTCTTCGACGTTATCGTCTTCTTCGGTAGCCTCTTCGTTCTCGGCTTCCAGCTGCTTGAAGGTAATAGCATCATCGCCATCGCGAACTGCTACGTCCTGTTCGAGCATAGACTTCTGGTGTTCGTTCAGGTCCTCAACGGAACCAGTGATCGCATTAGAGCTAACGCCAAACTCGGCATAAACTGATTGAGACATTGAGTCATTCTCCTTTAAGTCGTTAATAGGTACACACCTACTTGCAGTGTGGGACTACGGCTACCATATGGTCTGCTTAGTCTCTCTTACTTTCGGTGTTCCTATAGTGATAGTTTAGGCTTGAGCCATATCCTCACCAGCTCCCTGACCTACAGCAGCACCCATGTTGGCACCAGCAGCAGACGCACCGTTGACCACAGCTCCTTGAGCAGATTGTTCAGCCATACGCTGAATCTTCTCGTCCTGAGTCAGCAGCAGGCCAGCGGTGTCAATGCCTAAGGCATTTAGAAGTCGCAGCTTCAGGGTCGGCAAGTTGATGTCAGGGTCCTGAGCCAAAGGCTGAAGTCCAGTCATCATGTTGACTGCCTGAGTCAGTTTCTCTAAGTCTTGTCCACGACCTAACGCTTCCAGACCAGTGGAGACCGTAGGTTCTACCGCTTCTTTCGGAAGGTCAGGAATCATGCCAGCAGACTGAAGCTGGTTCATCAACACACGGACGATAGGTAACTGAAGCTCTTGTGACTGTACTGAGTATACGCCACCTAAGGTCGCCTCCAGTTCGCCAGCAACATAACGAATCTCTTCAGCAGTGACCCGCTCGGCATTACGCTGAACAGCACTATTAAGAAGGAAGGCCCAGCCTAAACGCTGCTCGATAGCATCAGCCACCGACTTGGCAATCGTAAAGTCCTGACCTTTCGTCAGTTGGAGGAAGTTGATGTCCTCAACGCGACCAGCCACGAACTCACCTGTAGCCGCCTTGTTCAGACGTCTAGGTTGCGTGATGCCATTAGGGTTAACGAGGCCCACCACCTTGGAGGCTACCTTAGCCATTTTGGTGATAGCTTCTGTAATCGTCTCCAGCGAGTTGAGGTCGCCCAGATACTCCTCGCAGTAAGAACGACCATAGTCTTCACCATCCAGTCGGACCATTCGTACCGGGATATAAGGGCAGGCAGTCAGCGGGTAGGAACCATCAGTCCCTGCTACCTCAATGCCTTCCACTTCCTCGTAGCGTAGATACTCGTCGTCCTGACGGTAGATGTGAGTATACACTTCCAGCTCTGTGTCAGGCTCATAGTCGTCTGCGTTGAGCTGAGACTTCACGTCTTCTGGTAGAGCACTAAACGCTACCTTGTCGAGAGTCACAATCTGCAAGATGTTACCGAAAGCATCACGTTGAACAACGTAGGACACTAAGCGGTACATTCGCATAGGACTGTAGGTTCCCTGTTCAGGCTCTGGAATGTAGAGCAGACAGTTACCGGAGACGATAAGCTGCTTCAGAGCTTCGAACAATGGGACACGGAAACTGTTGGTCTCCATGTAGGCCATCAACACACGCTCGACCATAGCCAGCCCTTCGTCAACACGAGCAGCAGCCTCTGAGTCCTGACTCAAGGTCTTGGCCTCATATTCGGAGACTGTCAGTCGCATCCACGGTGACTGAGGGAATAACGCCAACATCAGCTTTGCAGCCAAGTTGTTCAAGCAGCGAGCACCTACAGCTTGCCACGGAGTTGTGTACTCAGTAGACGAGTTGTCGGACTCCTTAGGAAACAGTGACGGGATAGTGACAGCAGCACAGTTCTGAGCGCGTGTCTCATATGGCTGTCTACCGTTCTTCAGTCGGTCATAGACCGCTTTGGCTCCTTCAGCAGCGAACCCTTCACGTTCAGCCATTCGTCACCTCCTTAAATAGAAATACCGCCACCAGAGGTGCGAGAGACCTGAAGGCTACGCTTGCCGGAACGCTTCACTTTCTTCTCGTCAGATGCAGTCGCTTCAGTATCCACATCTTCCACTTTGTCGTTCGGTACTTCCACTGGTGCTGCTGGGGTCTGAGCCTCAACAACCTTAGGCGCATCGTCAGAGCCGAGACCAACGGTCCCTAACGTACTTTTCACCACTTTCTTGAAAGCCTTACTGATTGATTTACCCACGGTTAATCTCCTTAGTTGTTACGATGTCTACCGACCCAGAAACATGCTTGACACGAGAATACCAGCCAATACCCCAGCGCTTGCACTCTTCGCCTATGATGTGCCTGACAGTCTCAAGAACCTTGCGGGAGGACTGCGAGTCACGACGAATAGCTACGATTGAAAGGTCAAGACCGGGAGTCGGTCGGTGCCAAGATGCGGTAGCCAGCATGTAGAGGTACGCTACTGGTTGACCTGAGACATCGTATATTGTGTACTCTTCACCGTCGAACTCGTCAGCCATACTGTAAGTATGAGCCTTGAAGTCCTCGAACGACTTGAAGTTAGACTGCCCGTCTTCCCAGAGGCGGCAGGCGCACATGTGGCGTCCTTCGCGTGAGTTGAGATATGGTAGCATTGTCTTACCCCATGTTTACGCCAGAGGCTCGCATAGCGCGACTCACTGACGATTTATCTTTAGGCGCAGACTCCTTCTTAACCTTAAGGTCTTTGATACCTTTGGTCTCGTTGGTGTCCACATCCGATTCGGCCCCGATGTCAACTGACGCAACTTCCTCACTCAGAGGTGCTGGTTCAGGTGCTTGGACCGAAGGCTTCGGAGTGCTAATCTTTGGACTGAAACACATAGTCCCTCCCACAGTTAATCGAACTGAACGGTATCTTTCAGCTCACGACGCATAGCAATCGCAGAGTCGAGAGTGTCAGAACAATACTGGAGACCCTTGATGAACCCGGCAATGAACGCATCGCTGTAGCCTTGCTGCTTGAGGAGACTGATAGCTCCCATCTTCTCAGCGTAGCTTGCGTTGAACAATACGTGCAGGAACTGGATGGCAGACTGGGAGATGTTCGGGACATCAAGTCTTTCTTCCTGTAACTGCTTAACAACGTTTTCAATAGAATTAAGGGCCATCTTGAATCTCCTCTTTAAGTTAAGACTAACGTCTATCTTATAGTCATATCTTAGGTCCTAAAGTCCCTATAGTGATAGTTTAGTGCTTCACCTATGGATGACTGTTGGATTGATAGGATATGACTATCGGTTAGACTCAGTGTTTAGGACGGTTGTTTGACCCGAACCACTTGTACATGCAGTAAAGGGCCAGAAGTCCGGCCCAGTAAATCACATGGATGGTGTCCACAGGATTACCTCCTTGGACTTAGGGTCGTAGTCGGAGGCTCGACAAATACGAGCGACCTGAGCTTGGACCAGAAGTTCCTCCTCGGTCATCCCAGCTTTAGCAGCCAGAGTCACCATACAGTCCCAAAGCGTCATGTCTTCACGCTTCGGATACTTCTTCCACTCGACCTTGGTCTGGCCTTTGTTCTTGCCAGCCTTCAGCTCGCGGGACTCCTGCACGAAGTAATACGGCTCGTCAAGGAACGCACGGGTAGAGTCCTCGCCGTAGCCAGGAATACCACCGTACCCATCCGTCATGTCACCCTTGATGGTTTGCTCCATGTGCCAGTAGTCTGCCTCGGCAGTCGTGTGACTCAGTATTTCACCAGTGGTTAACCAGTAGAACTCACAGTTCGGGATGGTCTTGAAGTCCTTATCGCAGGAGACCAGCACCGCGTGGTCACAGCCTACAATCTGAGGTCGTGTCCCGATGATGCCCATGCAGTCATCACCCTCCAGCGTGGACCGCAGGAAGCTGTTGAACTGAGGGTCCGCCATAATGTCAGCCACAAATTTCTTGTAGCCCACAGGCTTACGGGAACCCTTACGGTTTGCCTTATAGGTTGGCAGGATGGACTTGCGCCAGTTCACATCGTCAGTGAAGCACATCACAATCTTAGCGTCTTTCCACGCCTTGCGCTTCTTGACGATTTCAGCGATGGTGTTCTCAAGGATACGACGAGCCTTCTCGTGGTCGCAGATAAGGGTCCAGATGTCGTCGCCCCAATCTGTCTCGTTCTCGGCAGCAGCCATAGAAGAGTAGACCAGATAGTCACCATCCAGAACCAGAGCAATCTTCTTCTCACTCATAGACAGCCTCCATGTTGGTTCAGGAACTTGGTGCCAGCAGCGGTAATCTCCCACGCACCGTTGTTACGCCCGTCCATAGACAGGCAGCTCAGATGTCCACGACTCGCAGCCTCAGCCACCAGTGCTGCATTGTTGCGCACATAGTTGGACTGGAAGGTCTTCGGGCAGGACTTAAGGGCCGCTAAGACCCGTAAGTATTCACTCATTGTTTGAACTCCACTCGGAAGTCACCGAAGGACGGTTGATCGGCGTAGTGTCTTAGGTCCTCTTTCAGGCCATCGACGATACCTTTCTTGAAGACCAGCTCGACTACAGCTTCCAGACCCTCTGTAACGCCTACCTCGACCATCTTACGCTCGAAGCCAGTGGTCTTCTCTCCGTTGAGGACCTTACGGCTCAGCTCGCAGAGAGTCTTCTTGAAGTTCTCCACGTCTTCAGTGGACAACACAGCACCTAGCGAGAACGAAACTCGCATACGTTTGGTCATAGCCATTAGTGACACTCCTTCCACGTTGGTCCAATCTTCCCTTCGGTGTCAAGGACGCATTTAAAGTTATAGAACTCACCCACCTTACGCATAGCAAGCTGAGCAATCTTGACGACTTCTTCGGCAATCTCCTGAGTACGACACGCTATCTGTAGCTCATCGTGGACCCAAGCCATGTACGCGAAGTCTCCTTCCCAGCCGTGGACATACCCGGCCCCTTCGAGCATACGCTCGGTCTCGACAATCCAGTGCTTACAGACCACCGCACCGTCACCCTGAAGTAAGGCGTTAAGTGCTGAGTGTGGCGACCTGATGTGAATGCGGCGACCGTCCAGCCCCTTCAGCCAGCGACGTTTCCACTTCACGATGTTCTCACCGTCTACCCACTTGGACTCAGAGATGAGCGTGTTCTGCACAGCCTCTCGCAGGTCCTTGATGGCTGGTGTACCCTCAATGAATTTCTTCATCAGGGCTGAACCTTCCTTCTTACCGCCACCTACTATCAGTCCAATCTTCGCAGCCCCTGCACCATACAGGAACGCATAGATGAACGTCTTGGCGTTGTTACGGAAAGCATCGTGGTCGTGGTTAGACTTGTCGCGTGGGGCGTTAGGGGCTAACCCGGCGTTTACCGCATTGGCCCAGTGGATGTCACCCTCGACCACAGTCTTCGCATATTCGCCACCATCGAACGGAGACGCACGGTTCCCCAGACAGCGTAGTTCAAGACCGGAGGCATCAACCCCAACCTGAATCCAAGGGTCTGGCTTACCGTGATTCTTGTTCCACTGAGCACCGAAAGCACTACGGCAGATTTCACCCCAAGGGGCACCGTTAGCCGGGACCTGAGCCATGTTTGGTGAACTATGTGTCGCACGTCCGGTTACAGCACCGCATGGGTTAATCAACCCGTGCATCCTTCCGTCAGGACCCACAAGTTTCAACCATGCGTTCTTGCCTTCAGCCGCCTGACCAATACGCTTCTGGACCACCAGATACTCACGGACCAGCTCTACGCAAGCCTGAGCTTCTGGGTCTGCCAGCTTAACGTGCTCCAGAGTTTCGTCATCACACTTAGGCTTCCCTGTATCCGTGAACTCAGTAGGCTCCCAGCCCCGGTCCATTAGAACCTTAGCTAAGTGGTCGCCACTACCCGGATTGAACTCAACGAAGGTAATTGGTGTGAACGGTGCGCCTTCCATCGTATCTCGTGAGTCTCGTTCGCAAGGCTCCAGACCTAAGCGCTGAGCTTTGTTCTTCGGCTTCTTGAAGATTGCCCCTACCTTCGGGTAAATGACTCGCGGGTACTTCGGCAGGTCCACACCTGTGCGTGGATGCCTGAAGAACTCCTTGCCACCCTTCGGTGAATACCAGCTACCGAAAGTCGACCTTAGCTTATCCAGAAGCTCAGCTCGTTTGATAGACAGCTCACGATACAAGCCCTCGACTATCTCCGAGTTCATCGGGTAGCCGTTACGTTCCATCTTAGCACAGGTCCACGCAGCATCGTGTTCGAGACGCAGTGCGTACACAGCCTCAAGTCCGGCCTCAGGAGCCCCAAAGTAGAACTTGTCAGTCAGGAACTTCTTGAACAAGGCCAGAGTTACCACAACGTCTTGGACGTTATAGTCCAGCATCTCTTGGCTCGGGAATAACCATTCGTCCCCGGCCTTATATTCGATACCTTCTGCCTTGCACTTGGCAATGTAATCGGTCTTGTACTCACCCTTCATCTCACCGAGACGGTAGCCCCATGCTTCAAGAGACTGTCGCCCCATCATCTTAGGTGGAAGACGACCAGCTTTCACAGCACCCATGTCAGAGAACTTAATGTTCGGGTACATCAGGCGGCCCATGACCAGCGTGTCAATCATCTTGTGCTTCGGGAAGTTGAAACGTTTACCGAAATACTTACGCTTCAGAATGTCAATCGCCGGGACGTCATAGTTAATCCCGTTGTGGAAGACCAGAAGCCCATGCGGTGTGGCTGCAATCTCTTCTACCTTCTGCACGTACTCTTTGAAGCCGCCAACGATACCTACCATCGGAGCTACCCCGTACTTCAGGGTCTCATTCGACTCGGCGTTAATCAGGACCCCACAGTGGAACTGAGAGACGGTATCAAGAAGACCGTTGGTCTCTATGTCCGAACCCCAGATATTCTGTAAGTCAATCATAATGTCTCCTATAGTCTAATCATAAAGGCCACTCGAAGTGAATGACCTTGAGTCTATCCTACAGTGATAGCTTAGTAGTCAGTACGCAGGAAATGATACATGAACTTTCGGTTCGCTCTCTTCCACGCAGCAGACTCAAAGCGCTGTTCTCCAAGGATTCTGGACAGGCAGTCTGCCTCCTCGCTCCACCACTTGAACATGAACCTGTGGTAGCGAGCTTTAAGTTTCTTAAACACTAACGGTCCTCCATAAAGTTCTTATAGTCAGCGATGTCCCGGTTAGAAGTCTTGGGTTTCCCACGATCCGCTATCCTCTTCTCCGCCTCCGCTAAACGACGCAAGCGGTTCGAGCCACCCGGTCGTTTTGTTGTACTCAAGGTGTCCAGCCAAGCCCGTGTCACCAGTAAAGCGACACTTAAGCAAGCGAAGCTGCACAACGTTAGGAGTATCACCTTGCTGATTTCGCTCAAGTGCGATGATAGTGTCGGATAGCTGACGTAAAGCGCCGCTACCGCGCAGGTCAGTAATGCTAACTGGTCGTCCTTCTTCATGAGACTTACCTTTCTCCGGGTTCTTCAGGTGGCAGATGACTACGACTACCACGCCCTTCGTCTTGGCAAACTTCTTGAGACGGGTCATGATTCGGTCGATGGTCTTACGCTCATCTGAGTTATCTTCCATGCCAGACACCACGATTGATATGTGGTCCAGCAATATAACATCGCAGTCCAGACCGTCCACCATGTAGCCCAGCTTTGCGAACAGGGTGTCTTCTTCTGACTCCGCAAATGAATCGTACAGGTGGAACTTATCGTCATTGAACAGTTTGTCATACCATTCGTCGAATCGACCGTCCTGAAGGATTGCCTCTTTCAGCTCTTTGGATTGACGGAGACGGACGTTATTGTCCAGACCTATGAGGTCCTGCACCGTCTCTTCAACTGCCTCCTCCAGCATAGCCATTCCAACACGCTTGCCCTGTCTGCCCCACTCTAGGAGGAGCTGACGCACGAAGGTGGACTTACCCATGCCTGACCCTGAAGTCACCATGATAAGCTCACCAGACCGCGCACCTAGGGTCATCGCGTTGAGTGTTGTGCAGGACGAGAAGAGGAGACCTTCAGTCTCAGCCTTCAGCATTGCCTCGCGGGTCCTGTCCTTCAGAGACTTGGCGCTCACCACCCCAGCCGGGACAAAAGGTTTAGCATTCCAGATTGCATCCTGAATCGCCCTGAAGTCCTTGGCCTGAAGAGCAGCGTTGGCGTCTTTATAACCATTGATGAATGCGACTTTAGCTTTACCAGCGGGGAGGACCGGAGCACCTTGCTCTACAGCCTCGCGTCCCGGCTCGTCCATGTCGAACATCAGGATAATCTCTTCGAACTGGTCGAGGTACTCAAGGTTAGCTGCCAGCGTCTTCTTCGCAGACTTCGCGCCTAACGGGAGAGAGACCACCGGATACTTCCCGTCCTGAACCTGAGCGACTGACAGGCAGTCAATCTCCCCCTCTGTGATGACAATCTTCTTGCCACCAGACCAGAGCTGTGAGCCGAACAGTAGGTCATTCTTGACGCTACCGATAGCCGTGAAGTTCTTGTCAGCGTCTCGGACCTTCTGTCCTACCTTGGTCCCGGACCTGTCATAGTAGTCTGCAATCTGGACCATCTTGCCCTGCATCATTCCTACCCAGTAGCTGTACTTCTTGCAGATGTCAGCCGATAGTCCACGAGCCGGGAGAGGGACATAACGTCCTGAGTTCTCACCCCACGTTAACAGGTTGCTCACTTGCTTCTTACCTCCTGAAGGCGTGTAACCTTCTGTCAATTCCATGTCGCCCTTCTTCCAAGCGACTGACGGGTCACACGCGTAACAATAGCAATGCCCGTCCGAGAACACACCCATTGCGTCAGAGGACCCACAGTCCGGGCAGGGTGCATGATATAGGAATACACTATCCTCTTCTTCCGAACTCACCGTGAGCCTCCTTACGTGTTGTGTGTATCCAGCAGCATACCTCCAGCAGGTCCTTGGACCTGAACGATTGGCTTCTGCCGTCTGTTGTAACCATACCTCTAAAGCACCCGCGAGACTTGTCCCAAGACAACCCCTTCAGCCCAGACTTGTTGTCCGACCGCCTCTTAGAGTTACGGATGTTTTGAGCTACAGTCGCAAGCCTGAGGTTCTCCAGCCTGTTGTCGTGAATGTCTCCGTTGATGTGGTCCACCACGAAACCCTTAGGCACCGGGCCATTGGCTTCCGTCCAGACCTGAACGTGGACCCTAGGCTGTTTGTACTTCTGGTAATACGATTTAGCCATTGGTCACTCCTTAATCAATAATGCGAACAAAGGGACAAGACTCATGGTCTCATCCCTAAGGTGATAGTTTAGTTGAAGAAGCCTTTCAGCTGCTCGGCCTTCTTGTCCAGACCGCGAGCGCGGAGGCCAGCGTCCAGAGACTTGATGCGAAGACTGTCAGCTTCCTTAGCCGCAACCTCTGCACCTTTAGCCGAGACTTCAGCCACCTTTCGTTCCACACTCGCAGCACGAGCATAGCCACGCACAACCAGACGACCCAGAAATTCGATAAACTTAATCATGTTATTACTCCTTGTTAGCCTCGGTCGGAAGTGACCATTTCGTTAGTGTTCAGCCAGCGCTGCAAGTCGAAACTTGGGCAAGCCTTTGGTGCTACATCGTGGTGAGCCTTGATGTCTGCCTTAGGGTACAGTGCCTTCAGTTCAGCCAGCTTGTCTCGTAGAGCGTTCATCTGAGCAGGCGTGAAGTTGGCTTCAAACTTGCCCTTGGCGTCAATTCCGCCTACAAGGCAGACGCCTACGGACCGGGAGTTCCAGTCCTTAACGTGGGACCCTACTACATCGACCGGGCGGCCTTCTTCCACAGTGCCATCACGCTTGATGACGAAGTGGTAGCCTACGTCCAGCCAGCCCTGCTGCTTGTGCCACATGCGGATAGTGTCGACCCCGATGTCCTGAGACGGTTTGGTCGCACTACAGTGGACGAAGATTGCGTCAGTTACTGTACGCGGTTTGAACTGAACCTTACTTACCATTGTACACCACCAGCTCGACGATTACGAGATTCAGGTGAGACTTGAAGCGCTCGCTAACAGTCGTGTGCATCTGTAGGCGCTTATGGTTGAAGACATGAGAGTTGCTAATCTTCACGTACACTTCGTCCGGTCGACCATGAACGATGAACGCGTAGCCCACTGGGATTTTATCAATGGTCAGGCGCTCGCGGACTACCTGCACTTCTTTAGTCATTTCTTAGCTCCTTTCTTAGGGATGAGTATACCTGAGGGCAGACGTACAGTCGCCTCTTTCAGCCACTCAACCGGGATAAACTTGTCGGCAAACTTAAAGCCGTTCTTTTCGCACCATGCGCCATACGTGGTCGGGGACCCTTTGTACAGCTTTGAGCGGGAGGATGAGAACACGAACCGGATGTCCAGCTCAGGGTGTTGCTCGCGCACCAGCATATGCTTCTTACGGTCCTCACTATCGAAGATACCTTTGGTCTCGACGATGATTCCGTTCGGAAGGATGAAGTCTGGTGTGTACTTGTGGTCGGAAGCCGGAATCACATAGTTGATATAATGGCTTTCGTACTCCGCTTTGACGCCATTCTGCTCCAGCCACTGCTGGTTCTTGGCCTCAAGCCCAGAGCGGTAGGCACCCACAGAGTGCCCCCGTTTTGGTGTCCATGCAGCCACGATTAGAAGTCGTAGTCGCCACCGGACGCAGAGTCAGCACCACCATCGGCATCTTCACCGAAGTCGTCAGACCCGAAGTCACCGTCAGTAGACGCTTTGTATCCACCGGAGCCGATGTCCTCATCGTCACCCCAACCACCATCGCCACCAGTACCATCGCCGGACCACTCTTTCAATTCGACCAGCAGGCAGGACTCTAGTTGCAGCTTCACGCTCGCACCAGTCGCAGCGTTCCACTTGAACGGCAGGACTTTGAACTTGACCTTCAGCTTAGACCCAGATCCAATATTCGGGACGTCACGGATGAGTTTAGCATCGGTGTCGTAGAACCGTAATACGATAGGCTCGGACTTGCCGTCTTTCAGGTAAGACGCAAAGCATTTAAACTTCAGGGTAACAGTACCGTCACCGTTCTCAATCCATGGCATATCGCCTTCACGCGGCTCGATAGGCTTCTTGCCACGCTGAACCTGAGGTGGGTTCTTCTCGTGGTCTGCGAGGGCTTTCGCATACGCATCGTCGTGAATCTTCTGCAAGACATCAATCATCTTGCGGACCTTCGGGTCTCTCAGGTCGAATGTCAGGTTGACTTTATGCTCACCGCGCTCGTTGAACTTGGTGTCTGCTTTGTTAAGCCATGCGTAAGGCTCAACGATACCAGCTACCGGAGTGGTGAAAGTCTTAAGTTGCTCTTTAGCCATCGGTGTAAATCTCCTAGTTAAAGTTAAGGTGTTCCTAAAGTGATAGTTTAGTCGTGCAGCTCAGGTCTGATGCGGCCTACCACGAAACCAGCATCTTCATACTCCTGAGACTTTAGGGCCGCCTCGTCCAGAGACTTGGCGTATACCGGGACCTCAAAGGACTGAACGCGACCCTCAAGCTCCACGATGTATTTCTTCTCAGTTGACTCCTTGGTCATCGACCACCTCCGTCACGTAACCTTTATCAATAGCGTCTTGGAAGCCCTCGACACTGTAATTGGACGGTCTCCACTCGCCTCCGTCTGGCTTAACGCAGACGACTCCACGCTGGTTCACTGCATACAGGCTCCCGAAGATGCCTTTATAGATGGTCATAGTCCTCTCCCCTTCCACAGGTTATACATTTCGAGATAGTCTGTGTTGCCTGTCCTCTCGAACATCATCTCGCACCATTCACTCGGAGTCATGACTACCAGCCTTACTCTGAGCTACCATACGAGCACCGAAGAACTCGACTTTCTCTGCATCGTAAAGACCATCATCTTTAGCGCCAGCTTTACGCAGGCCCAAGGTCCGTTGGGCGGCTCTACGCCATATTGCCTTGAACGCATTACCTTCCGCAAAGTTCATACCCAGAGCTTCGATGATGTCGTTGCATTCAGCGATGTACTCAGGTCGGCCGGGGGTAGTGGTGCTCTTTATGCGGACCTGATAGTAGTCAGCAGAACCGCCAGTGTAGATAGGCTGTTCATTTTTAGTCATTGACCACCTCCTTCACAAACTCAACGAACAGACGAACGCGAGGCCACTTGGTGTAGACCACAGGTACGCTGGTCTCACGCTTCTGGCGAGCCTCTTCAGCTTTGCCCGGAGTAATCAGCGCGAAGACTGTAGGTGATAACTTAACGGCCTTCCCGAAGTAGCCCAGCTTCTCGTTGCGCTTAATGCAAGCGAACGGATTGTGAGACAGGTGGAAGGTATTGGAATAACGGTTGAACATTAAGTTTTTAGACATAGAGTCTCCTTAGGTTGTTGATGGTTGTCCTATAGTGATAGCTTAGGGTCGAGCTGGTGGCCCAGACGCAAAGAAACCCAGCAGTCCGCGAAGACCACTGGGTTGACATTTAGTTAGCTCTTAATGGTCGGGTTATCTTCCGTTCCGCGCCAGCACTTGAAGCTAGGGTGACGAAGCGACCCATCCGGGAAGCGCTCCATGTAGAGGACTTCAACCTGCCATCCTTCGTATGGGTTCACCTTGTCAAAACCATCCTGAATTACTACAGGTCCAGACGTCAAGGTGTATCCGCTAGCCTCAGCTACAGCAGCAGTGAACTCGTCCTTCTGCTCCTCGGTAAGACCGCAGGCGTTAACAACCATGCCATCCTCCAAGAGAACCTCAAAGCCGATGACCTTTCCTGCGTTGGCCTTGCCCGGAGTCCCCCACACGAGGCCACACACGGTCCCGTCGATGGTCTCCTCAGGCTTCATCTTCCACATGCCTGACTTCTTGCCGCGCTTATATTTGCCAAGTGGGTCCTTGACTACCAGACCCTCGTGTCCTTCCAGACGCTTCTCTTCGTACAGGGAGTTGAGCGACTCAAGGTCATAGACCGTGTGTGACTCAGACAGAACCCAGTCGATTTCCGGGAAGTATTTCTGGAGGAGAGGGACGATAGCTTCGGCCTTCAGTCGGGTGACACTATGGATAGGACCTTCGGCTTTCGGGTCTAGGATGACGTTAAGGTCGATGATACCATAGACGACCACAGTCACCATCTCAGGGATTAAGCGGAACCGTCTGCCGTTCATATCCTTGGTCCACTCACTGTCCAGAGCGTCCATAGAATACTCGTAATTATTAGGTTTGAGGTTCTTCGTTCGGATGAGACCAGAAGATGTGTTGAAGTCTACACCTTTAACCATGACCTCACCGTCAATCATCAGGCCCGTGCCTTCGTGGCCCGCTTGCTTCAGGAACCAGCGCCAATCGCTAGCTTTGGTCGCCCCGATGTCCTCACCGGAAGTGTCCAGCCAGCTCAAGGCCGGAAGAGGTTTAGACTCACGGCTTAGCCACTGGGTCTCACCAGTAGGGAAGACCGGGAGGTTAAGTCGCACACCGTCATACTTCACTTCAGCTTCCAGTGACCCGGCAGCTTCCAGCGCTTTATTAACGCCGTACTCAGAGTAGTCTCCTGCGCGGTGCGGATTGGTTTTGATAGTTGTCATGTTATTTCCAGCTCCTGTAATCTTGGGTAGTTTTGGCGATGAACTCGATAGCTCCGAGAATGTTATGCTTACGGAAGCTTCGGTAAGTTAAGACCCATCCATTCGGCTCTCTTACCCATATCAGGACCTCGATTGGTAAGGAGTCCAATTCTACGTAGAGTCCGGTAGACCTCAGGTCTCTTATAGCATCCTGAAGATGCATCTGGTCTGTCAATGAGCCTTCAAACATGGTTATGCTCCTACGAAATACTTCTCTTGGTTAACCAGCGAGTCTTTGCCCTCAGCGTTACGGAAAGCACCCTTCACGCCACCGCCACGTTTAGTCTTGTTCAGCTTGCGGCCCTTCGGCATGTAGCCTTCAGTCTGCTGACGTTCACGGATGCGCTCGAAGTTGATAGTACTCTGATACATGGTGTAGCTCCTGATTGTATTGAGTTAGGGTTAATCATAAAGGCCACGACTTTGAGTCATGACCTTGAGTCTAATCCTATAGTGATAGTTTAGATGACGACGCGTGGTCTTACCCGCACGAATGCCTGAAGCGCTCGCTCGCGTTCGGCCTCTTCTCCGTAGACTTTAACTTGCTCATAGTCGTACTGGATTCGACCGTCGATGTCGCTCAGTCGATACTCAAAGTCCTTCTGAGAGCCATCCGTGTGGTGCTGGTGGATAGTCAGCTCCCGCTCGGTCCGACTCGTGGTGAAGTGTGTTACTATCTTACCACATGGTCCCGGCCCGGTCTTGAACTCAGTCTGCTGGTAGAGACCATTGAACAGCGCCCTAAACTTAAGGCCGACCATACGCTTAACATGTACAGGCTCCCGAGTCTTTAGCTGTTCTACTGCTGCTTTCCTGACTTTAGCCCGCAGTCTCGCAACCTCCGCGTCTGCCTTGTCTAAAAGCGCTTCCTTCAGGGCAAGCTGGCGTTCAGCTTCAAACAGGCGTGTAGCTACTTTGTTGTTAAAGAACATAAGGTTAACCTCTTCTGCGTTGGATTAAAGTGTACACTGCTAAGAAGGCAAGCCATAAGGCCAGCCACTTAAGGTCTGTCATTTCGTCTGCTCCAGCTTGGACACTGCGTCCCTCAGGTGCTTCTCGTGGCTGGACTCGACCAGATACACGAGGGTCTTGAACGGGACGTTAAGTTGCTTGGACATCTCGGTTGGGATGACCGTGGTCTTGACCAGACCCTTGCCGTTATGTTCGGTCACGGTCACGATTTGAGTACCACCTTTAATGCCAGTTTGCTTGTGTGCGAATTTCATGAAAGCTCCTTACTTAATGAGTGGGTATTTTGGGTAGGAGGACATTACGCTGTCTCGCAAGGCCTCTTGTATCTTACCGAAAGACGCTATTGTTTCATACAGTTTAGGCTCTATCCATCCAGTAACTGAACCCTTGAGCATGGCCTCAAGTACGCGCAGGTCTTCTAGCGTCATCTCCACCTGAACCCGTCCTGAGCCATCGTTATATACTGGGGTGTGAGCTACGAGCTTTAATGCCATGTTGTGCCTCCTCAGGCGAATGCAAAGTCAGATAACAGAATGTCTTCGATGTTCAGTTTACCGCGCTTCGGAAGCTCAGGAAACTTGTCGCGCTGGCTCTCGTGAAGCTGGTCCGCGAACTGCTCGTAGAAGTCTTGCAGCACATCGTTGTCGCGGTAGGTCTCGACCATCGTCTCACGGACTCCCTTGAACAGGAACTCAGCGTCTGCCGGGATGGTCCCGAAGCTGTCGTGAATCACTGCGAAGGACATCACGCCATACTTACGGTGGGTATGGACTACAGTCTTCCTCAGGTGACTGCCGTCCTGTGAGTGTACAAAGTTAGGGCTGATGCCGGACTCCTGCTTGTGCTTATCCAGCTCTTTCTTCGACCCTTTGTTGACTGTCGGTTGCAGGTTGAACGACCCAAGGAACAGGAGGTTCAGACGTGTGGTATCCTTCTTGCGGTATTCCTGCCATACCGGGAAGCCATCAGGTGTTACCCAGTGAACCGGAAGGCAAGGCTTAAGGACCTCTTTGGTCTTCTTGTCCTTGACCTCGGCAGCCAGCAGTTTAGCCGCACCCTGAAGCCACTTCATTGCATCCACCGCAGCCACTACGGTCACACTCACAGCGTCCCATATCATCTTAGCCATGAAGCGCGATGCTTGGCTTGGGTCTGTGAACATTGCTCCCTTGCCACTGTCAATCGCTGGCATCACGGTATCCTCAAACACTTGGTCCGCGAACCCATATTCCTTCGACCCATAGGCCAGAGTCATTACCGAGCGTTTAGTGACCGAGCGGGACATCCCGTAGGTCAGCCACTGTCGGGCCAGCTCACGAGTCCCAAGGACCAGACGTTCAGTAATCTCGCCTGTCTTCTTGTCCTCGAAGGTCTTCACCTCGTTGTCACTGCCGTTGACCAGCAGCTCCTTGAGCTGTTCTTCCACCCGGTCGGACACAATACGGTAGATGTCTTGGACCTTACCGGAAGGCGTCAGGTTTACCGCATGTCCACCAACATGGTCACGGAGCATGGCGCTGAAGTGCTGAATCCCGGAGCAGGACCCATCGAACGCGATAGGCAGAGAGCAGGAGTAGCTCAGCCCGTGGTGCATGACCCCAGCATACTCGAAGCAGAACGCGAGGAAGCAGAACGGAGAGTCTAACCGACCCCACCAATCGATGTTGTCCATCGGACTCTTAGCAGTCGCGAGGATGTTGTCGTGGTTGTCTTCTACCCACTTGATGCGTTCCTCGAAGGTGACTTTATCAACACCCGCGCAGTTTGCACCGTGGACCTTCAGCCATTTGAATCCGTCTGCACCGATTGGCTTGCCTACCGCCAGAGTCAGCAGGCCCTTCTGCATATCGTTGCCCTGAGGGTTGAACATCGGGACAGCGTAAACGCGGCCTCGCCAATCCATGTTATACGGGAACCAGATGGCCTTGAACTGAGAGAACTTGTTAGCCTGTGAGACGATGAAGCTCAGCGATAAACGGCGAGACTGTCGGGCCTTCTCACGTCGATAGATGCCAGCCGCAGATTTCTTCCAAGCCTTAAGCTCCTCCTCGGTCTCACCCGCATAGTCTTCAGGCTTCAGCGGCTCCATCTGAGGGATGTCAGCGATAGGTGTGTTATTCAGCTTCTCGACCATGTTCACCACTTCCAGCACCTTCTTGTTTACCTTCCAAGGAGTCTGCTGAATGATGTTCACTGCCTCATACACTTCAGGCATGTACACGTCTTCGTAGCGCTGTACCGCAGCCTTAGACCCTAAGCGAATCAGTGGTAGAGGCCTGCGACCTTTAGCCCAGTACCCACCGCCCACCACCCCGGTCCACGGCTTAGGCGGAACGACGCAAGGTTGATAGACTGGAGCGATACCTGCAAGGCTGAAGCCACGTTGTGCCATCTTCTTGACCCAGAAGTCTGACAGGTGGACCATCTCGACGTCTGCCGCAGCGTTTCCCGCACCGTAGCGCTTCAGCTCGACCAGTTGCGATGACTGGATGACCAGCTCTAGCATCTTGATGCCTACGTGAACTGCCTCGGTCGGACTCCAAGTACCCCACGCGTCAGCCAGTTGTCCCTGCTCAAGCATAGACGCCTCGACTGCCTGCATGTAGGCTTTCTTGTAGCTTGCGCCAGCGCGTTTCTTCAGGTTCTCCGCTATGGTCTTCTTGAAGTGCTCCTGCTCCTGCTCACGGATGCGACCAAAGCGGATTTCATCCTCCAGTGTGCGACCTATCGCGGATGCCATAGGAGTTATCGGAATGCCTTCAGGCTTGACCAGCTTGCTGAGGATGACTTTCAGTATGATGACCGCAGCAGACTCCGCAGAGATTAGCAGAGAGCGGTCTTTGACAGCCTTCTCGTCAGTGCTCAGCATGGTAAACGATACGCTTGGACGCGAGGTCGAGGACTTACCGTCCGGGCCTTCATGCCACTCACGCACAGCCTTAGCGATGGTCGGGACCAGCGTTTGCATCAGTGGCTTAGCAACCTGATTGTCTGCCAGTTCCCCGCGCTCAGTCTGACGCTCAAGGTTCTTAATGAAACGTCGCTCACCTTCAGTGTATGCCTCATGCTCTAGCTGGAGCTGTCTGACTGCGAGGTCTTGCCCGTAGTGGTCCGCCAGTACGTTGAAAGGTTCGATTGCATTCGACACATCAGAGAAGTCGTGTTTGTCAATTGAGATGACGCTCATACTTAAAGTCCTTATAACTGTTGTCTTATCACTAAAGTCTTTCACTTCAGTCCTGACTTAGAGTCTTTCGACCTTGAGTCCTTTAGTGATAGTTTAGTCCAAACTACTTGCATATCAGTGGGTTAGCGTGTAGATGACTGAAGTCACCTTTGGAAGTGTGCTTGATGTCGGACCGCTGGTCTATCGCCCTCCAGCCTGAGACCAGAAGTTTACCGTCGTCAGTGCGAGGTCGTCCACCATACGCCAGACACATCAGCTCGGCCTTATGGCCCTCAGCCCGGAGTCTTGCTTGCAGCACCCGGTCGCGCTCCTGCTGTTGACGAATGGTGTGACTTGATGTCTTGTGCATGTACATTACAGTTTACTCCCTAAGGTTGCGATGTCCCAGACGTTTGCGAGGTTGCGCATAAAGCGTCCGTTTGGTTGTCTTACAGTCCAGCGGCCCAGTGATACGTACTGGAAGCGGTAGACTTTACGTGCCTTGGTGATGTCCTTAGCAAGGATTGCAGCTATCAGACCATAGCCGATGACCAGAAGTAGCCAGCCCATTATACTGACCCTCGCTTGATTGCGTCCAGAAGACCGAAGGCTATCAGGAATATTACCGGAGATAGGCACACCCAGTAACCAATGTTCATAGTTCACCTCTATATGTTGTGAGTAATAATCTTTGAGACCACTAGATGTAGTGGCCTCTCGTCTATCACTCGTTACTCAGCTATTGCATTCAGCCTGCCTTGCAGCTCATCTTGATGGTCGCTTGCGGTCCATGACACTGGGTCCGTGATTATCAAGCGCCCGTTATTGTCCACCATCACGTTAGCGCGGTGAGTGTCGAATGATGCCAGCCCGTAGAAGAAACTGTTAATCTTCTTAGCGGTCTGCGCAAGGTCTTTGATGTACTGAGCCTCTAAGTGTGCAAACTCAGCCCGTGCGTCTTGGTCCAGCCACCAGCTCAGGGCCTCAGACGGCTGCTCGCAATTGTCTATTATCGCGTTGACCACACGCCATGACACGTTTAAGACTCGCTGCTCGTAGGTCTCACCATCCCGGCAGTAGTCACCTCCGATGTCATTCAGTGAGCGGTACTTGTCCATAGCCACCATGTAAGCCCTGCTGAAGCGCTTGACCAGATGGATGACCGGAAGCCCAGCCAGACCCTCATTCTCTCGGCAGAAGGCCGCATATGCAGCGCCTGAGTCATCCTTCTTAAAGCCTACCTTGATTGCATATCCCGGCAGGTCCTCATGCTCAAAGGCGGCGGCGAAATGCCCTAAGCCTAATAGCTTGTAACCATGTTCCCGTGCCAGTATCTCAAAGGCCCCCCAGCGAGGTTGACCCGCTATGCCAGCGCTAGAGTCCTCAATCTTGTAGCACTCCTCGCAGATGATAGCGTGAAGCTGGGACATCAGGTTATTCATGATAGCTTTCTGTGTATCGTTCATCGTTTCATTCCTTCTCGTTTTAAGTGACAATCAGTCAGGCCACCCGTATGGATGACCTGTAGTCTGGCACTCGTTAAGCTGGCTTACGCCATCAGTACCCGCCTGTCAGTGTTATGGTCAGAGCATGGTGATTAGCCGTGTAACAGGCCCCGCGCTTCATTAGCTCGACGAGACCATCATAGAAGGCTTGCTCACTGCTGTAGCTTATCGTGTACATGTTAGCAGAACCTCCCGGCGTACTTGAGGAAAGCGGAATCCCGCAGAATCTCCCAGTCTCCCCAGCTCAGGCCATAGCTATGTGGAAGTTTGAACTCCTTGTTAACGTGTATGCTTGACCGTATGGTCACAAACTTGGAGTCGCCCACGGTCTCAATATCAACCGTTATCCACGGCTTGATGTGATTAGGGTATGAGTTAACCATCTTACACCACCTCCCAGAAGCGACCTTCAGCGTCTTTCGTGAAGCACTCACCCTTAGGCGCATCGACCTGCTGGAATGACCCGTGCAGGCGCTCAGTGCGGTAGCCGTCCAGACCCTTGCAGAACATCAGTCCAGCCGTGTGGGTCTGAGACTTGTAGACCATCACACAGTCTTGCTCAAAGTCATTACAGGCCAGTCGTGCTACGTTGATAGCCTGAGCGCGGTTCTCACAGCGCACACGGTAGGTTCTCTCTTCAGTGGCGACCTCTTGCCCTTCCTCTCGGTAGCAGCCTGTAAGCCCAGTGCATTCGAGCACACCGTAGTAGTCTGGCTCAGCTTGTAGCAGTGCCTTAAGGTCTAACTGACGGGCCATGTTAGCCATATCAGACAGGTTAGCACGAGCGGCTGACACGAGCACATAACAGACGTTGGCTGGTTCGTTAGTGTAAATCATGATGTTTATCCTTTAGTTAAGTGACTATCAGTCAGGACCCTGTGTCGCTCAAGTCAAGCCCGTCTCGCGGTAGACTCAAGGTCCTGTAGTTAATCACTGCTATCGGCGCAATCATTAAGAGTTATCCAAATTGTTAAAGAGCGGTACTTCTGGTACTGCTTATCAATCGTGGTGACTTGATGTGGTACATACTACGTTAAGTCGTTACAGCTTGTCAACTACTTTCTTACTTCAGGTTAGTACGCTTAGTTCCTTCTGCAATCTCCCGTACTGGCTAGACCATTCAACCTATCGTCTTACCTACTGTGAGTCACCATCTCGGTGAGTCGTTTACTGCCGTGTCGTGTTGACGGAAAGCATTAAACCATAGTTAGGCCGAAAGTGTCAACAACTATTTATCATGTTAATTTATACAGTAGTCCACGGACTATATAAGGATGACTACAGATGATTGACTTTAAGTCAGGACTATGGATAATAAGAGTCCAGTTAGCAAGACACTAACTAATAACCCTAGTCAGCTATGGTCTCTGACTGCTAAACGGACCGGATGTGATAACCTGTGAGTCTAGACCTTAGGACTCTGATAAACTGTAGGTCAACATAGTGTCTATTGACTGTAGGTTTAGACTGTAGGCTGTCCCATCACTTAGGGATTGACTGTAGGCTGGTTGACTGTAGGTGATGACTTGAGGATTGACTCTAGGCTGATACAGATAGAGACTCAAGGACACAACATATAGTCCCGACCCATCGTCCCAACCACAAGATATAGGCCCTATCGGTCCCAACCACAAGATATAGGCCCTATCGGTCCAGACTTCGGGT